GTCGGTCGTCTCCGTGATGCTCATTTCCGTGACTGTCATCTGCGACATGTTCACGATGGCTTCGACGCCATGATGACACGCCACGGCAGCAAAATTGACGGTTGCTTCGAGATAGGCCGCAGAGACGGACATGCCGAAATAGACGCACGAACAGCCTTCGATTGCGCGGTGCATCGAGGCGAGCTCGGTCAGATCGCCGACGATGACTTCGGCGCCAAGGCGGCGCAACTCGTTCGCGCGATCGTCGTCCTTGCGGACCAGCGCCCGCACTTTATAGCCTTTCGCGAGCAATGACGTTGTCACGTTGCGGCCAATTCCACCAATCGCGCCCCCGGCACCCGTCACGAGAATGGGCCCATCATGGGCAGGTTTCGTTGTCATATCGCATACCTTTCAAGGAGAGACCTCACTTTATTTATGTATGCATATACACACGTATGTATGAAAATGTGCGCGTGCCGTTGTTCAGAATGAAAGATCGGCGCGGTCGACACGGTACCAATAGATCGGTGCGCAACTGGTCTTGAGGATGTTGCGGTAACCGTAATCCACGCTGCGAGGCTGAGCAAGGTACGGACGCCGCAAGCTTAAACGGCCGCTATTGGCCGATCTGCGCCGACCCGATATGCCGCCATATGTGCTGCATTCGCACAAGGCAAAATTAACCGCGAAATGCGCATACCTGCCCGCGATCAATTCACCCCAACTGATCAAAGTCGTTCGTTGCGGCGTACTCGGCCAAATCATCGCTCCTCAAGCAAGCCCGTTATGTACGCCAATGCAATAGGAAAATCTCTTGAGGACTCGCCATTTTTGGTGTCGTGGAGCCGGACATAGCGCTCCTCAAGGAACACGTCACGCCATTGCAGCGACAGGATTTCGCCCCGTCGCATCGCCGTTTCTACGGCCAAGACGACGATTGGTCGCATATATTCGTTGCGGCAACCTCGACAGCCTCCGGGGCCATAACCACGAGCGACATCGTCTGGATACGGTTCCAGCTCAGCTAGCAAGCGCGCCTCTTCGTCACGACCAAGCCGACGAGTGCGTGCGCGGTTTTCGCGCGGACGGCGAATTTGGGAAACCGGGTTGATATGGACATGCACGCCCCATTCCTTGCTGGCGATACTGAGCACATGGCTAAGCAAGGTGAGCTCTCGATTGACCGTAGAGCCGGAGACGGCCTTACGTTTCGAATCCCCAGCTAACCGCCGGTCGCGGAATTGAGCGATATGCGCCCCGGTAAGCGCCGCGACCTTGATTTGCGCCAACGGATCGGCAAGAAGGCACCGGATGCGCAAGATCTCGAGAGAACCACCTTTTTTTGATGGCGAAATCTCACGCCCATACCGCTCCAGCAGATCTCCAAAGTTGTTGCGCTCGGCGCTAGAGCGATCAACGAATGCGCCGCGCGCAATTTCGCTCTCGATGGCCGCTGCCCAGGCCAGGGCTTCACGACGTGACGAAAAAGTCTTGGAGACCGATACGCCACCGCGCGTTCTGATCGCGGCTTCGTACTTGGTTGTGCCCCGACTGGAGCGCTTGATGATGCTTGCCATGCTTCCCGTTTCTCCCTCCGTAACGCTGTTACGGAAAAATTACGGGAACCTCGGGAAGCGGGCGAGGAACAAATCTCGGAATTATTGCTAACCCCTTGATTCTACTTGGCGCGCCCGGCTGGGATCGAACCAGCAACCCCTGCCTTCGGAGTTTTGCGTACGCGCCTCAGCCCCTTATAAATCAATGCCTTGCGCAACTCGCAAAGTGCAAAACCAAGGCTAATCAGGGTCAATCAGGGCCATTCCGGCCCATCCAAGGTGTACTTTAGCTACACATCCATCATGCAGCGCACGGTACGTCGGCGCGTGGGGCAAAACATTGGGTTCGGGAAAGGGAGTTGCCAATCGCCGGAACTGCGCCTCGCGAGTTCTCCGGAACTCGGATCTATCGCCGATCATGCGGCTACCGATACCGCGCCATCAATCCGCTCGATCAATTGGGCTTTCACTCGCGGGTCACCGTTTACCCGCTCCCAGAAACGGCGAACCTTCCGATCGCGAGTCATGAAGTAGTCACAATGGATAAAGGGACCGATGATGTGCTGACTATCCACGGAGTCGTTAGCGTCAACGCGAACCTTTTCAAAAATGCGAAAGCGGTAGAGTTCGTCTTCCAACCACAGCATGGGACAGGCCGCATAGAGGTCCGGCAAATGAGCCATCGCGACCTTTACCAAGCGGGCACGCTCCTGATTGGTTATAAAGCGGTCGTCTTTCCCCCGTTCGGGAAGCAAGGCCATTAACCATGCTGCGTCGAATAGCGGGTCTGTAGGCGTAAAAGCTCCCTCTGCCGCCGCGTCTCGAGCGCCGTGCACCAATGCTGGCGCCTTGTCCACCTCCGCGCGAACACCGCCGCCCGCCCTTTCCATCATGTACATGTTCTCAACGCAAGACCCCAAGGACTCGGCGATGTCCAGCACCGATCCACCGTATGACGCCCACATCTGGGCAACCGAATTCACGATAGGTTCGCGGGCTCGGAAGCTGTAAGGCGTTTCGGTACGTTGCGACAGAAACGAAATTAGCTCAGCCCGCTTTAGGGTCCCGTTGTCTATGAAATAAAGCGGTGCCAATGCCTCAACTGCTGCAGCTGTCTCTCGCCTTTCCGCATCATCCTTGGCCTTTGTGAACTCGTACACGTTCCACGCAGACACAACAACCCTGATTTTGCCGGATGCCACCATCTGCGCGAGGTGCTCACGTTCCTGTCGGTCTTTGCCGGTCCCCAAATGGTCGATGATGTAGTTCTGATCAAGGTACACGTAGCGCATGGCTGGTCCTTCATTGGGTTGCATATGCTCCGAGCGCATAATCTTACAAGCAATGTTGACTCGCCCGAGAGGTGCACAAAGCACTAAGCTGCAGCCAACAACGCGGAACACAAGGTGAGAACTAATCTAAGAAGCCGGCAGGTCCGGCGGGGGAAAAACTGAGCGCCCCAGTGCATTAATTCGCATTGTTGCGCATCATATTGCACGATTCCGATACACTAGAAATTGCTCGGAAGACCGTGCAACAAGGGCTGGGGCACCGGGCTACCGGGTGCATTAGAACCGCTCTGTCAAGCGAAGCGCGCAGGCGGGGAGGGGACTGCGTTTTCGCGGTCGCCGTCGGGAGCCGGCCGGAAGCGGCCGGTGACCCTTGATATTCCATTTGTTCGCGGCGCGATGCTGCGATGAAAAAAGCATTTCTACAGCATCGTTGGTCATATGAACTGGCAACATCTCGACGCACAAATGCAGGCTTTTTCCGCTCGTCTCACGGGCGAGGTAAAGCTCACTTCAGAAGTGGCCGCACAGCTTGCAACAACTATCGCTGCGGACCTTCGCTCCCTCCCCTCAGAAAAGAAGAACGAAATTCGAGCCGCGTCACCTGTTTCACTTGAAGACCGCCTTGCCGAGCTTCATGCCTTTCAGGGGTGGATGGATCAAGCGCGCATCCTTCGGAACAACCCCTTCGTTAGCCGTGCCCAAGTTGTAGCGCAGAACTACATCTGCTTTGTTTACTTGCCGGAGGCATGTTTCCGCATATTGGCTAAGGCGTGTCCAAGTGGGTCGGCGGCAAAGAGGTGTGCTCAATTCTTGAGTAGCAATCCTGTACGTGCTTTTCGGAATGCAGTCGCCCACGCGAACTGGACGTACCGTTCCGATTTCAACGCTATTGTCTACTGGGCGCGAAAAGGCAGTGACCCAGGAGAACCACTCGAACGCTTCGAGGTCGAACAGATGGATCTTTGGTTTTGGCAATCACTCAGTAGGTGTGTCGCCTATGCCACGTATTCAAATCTGTAAGCCTAAGAGCGATTCCTACTGAAGGAAGCCGGCAATGCCTCTGGTGAAACGAGATTGGCAGATGCTCTTGAAATTTGGGCAACGTCAGCACATCGAGTCTTTCCGTAACAATGGTTTGTTACACATGAATCCAAGTGACTATTTTTCGGCGCTCGAAGACGATCACGTCAGGACAGATCGTTTCGAGGGCACTGATCAAATCCAACAACCGCATGACATTTCGCATATTCGCATCGAGGCTATTGACGAAGGAAATGTTTTCTGGTTGAGGCCGCGAGATTTGGCTGGGCCGGTCCTTTTAAATTTCGGACGGTCTCGTTACAACATTTTTTGTATGTTTTCGGTTGAAAATCCCGGCGATGGTTTATTTGTTGATGAGAGGAATTTTGCTTTCGGCGACTCATTCATTATCGTTCTAAACACTCAAGCATTTATTGATCGCGTCTGCACAGCAGCCGCTGCGGTTGGTTTTTGTTGCGAATATAAGCCGATCGAGTACTACGACGTCGCCACACATTCGGGCGAAACTGGTCCGTTCCGTAAACCTTCAAATTTCGCCTATCAGCAGGAATTCCGATTTGCCCTTTCCCCGGGGGATAAATCGCCAGTCAGGCTTACCCTTGGCGATCTAACTGATATTACCAGCCCAATCTTTGCCTTATCGGATATCAATACGCTCGTCACTTTTGGCAACGAGCGCTCGCTAAAAGGCGATCTTTGAAGGTGAGTTTCACATGAGTGGCTGAAACGGATCGGTTTTGCCTCTCGCATGGATTGACGCAACTGCAGCGCTGGACCGCAAGCAGGCCGGCCGGGTTCGGCCATGAAAAGTCATATGCTGGACGTCCTCGCTCGGACGTTCAGGCGTCGGCTCCGCTTCGATTTCATTCGGCCTTCGTCACTGGTACGGCAATTGGTTCATGTCCCGTCGTGGCTGTCACTACTCGATGATGATTTGATCGTTAGGGACTTTCAGCGTGCGCTCCCGCAAATGGTCGGGAAACGCAATGACAGTCGTTTTACCGAACCCCCAAAAGAGGACCGTAGCACCGTCGAACCGCGTATAATCGCCAAGCGCCGGTACATATTTTGCACGCAGATCCTGCGGTAGCATGAGAGAATACGGAGACTTGAGATATACGGTCGGATGCTCGAGTCGGATCTTTGCAAAGCGCATCGCACCTGTCAAAAGCGGAGTACCAACCTGCCCTAGGAAGAGTGGTGCGAACGCGATCACTCCTGCCGTTATCCATCGCAGCGTTCTCAGCCGTGACGGATCCCCAAGGTCTGCAATCTCTTCTTTATGAGGTGATTCGAGAGGAGATCTCTGAACCACGCAAATCCTCTTTAGCTTTTTGTCGATAGATTTATATAGCGAATACACCAAGTAAAGCGAGATTGATAACAAGAATAGCAATATCCACGCGAGACTTGGTACACTGCTTTGCCTGCCAAGACCCCAAATGAGAACGACACCTAATACGGCCGGGCCAACACAACCCGCATTGAACGGTGCGAGCTCCTCTAAAGGAGTCTTTGTCGTCTTGCCCACAGCATTCCAGATGCGGACGTACAGTCTGTTTGCTTTCACTATCGCGGGCGAAACGAAGATGCCTAAACTGACTAATGATGCAACAAACAGTGCGTAGAATAACCCAAAGCAGCAAGCGGCCATCAGAAATAGGAGTCCATCGCCAAGTGACAAGTCTTGCGGAAAGTAGCCGATACTCCGGCAATAAGCGATGATGCACGCTGCGCCGATAAAAATACCCAGCTTCGTCACTGAAGTGGCGATTTTCGTCAAGTCCTCGACAAAGGCTTTAAAAATCGGATCGATGGTCACTTTAGTCCGCCTCGGAACGGTTAACAAGTAATCCTTTAATATCGGCTCGAACAACCCAAACTTGAGGCACTGATCCGCGATAAATCGAATATTTCGTTAACGCCTAGGCGCGTCGATTCAGTTTGATTAACAAGTGAACCAACGATGTCCATGTCCGGAGGTTCGCCTGACTGAAGCGAGGGCGCGCACGCTGTGCATTGAGCGTCCGCATCGCGGCAAAGTGCCCAGTAGCAATTAACGATGGTGCTTCACTGGCGTCGCACGGGGCTTCGGCTCCGTGTTTCAACCTCGATGCCACCAACCCCATCGATGGTGTAAGGGACAAACCGCACGATTTCATCGCCCACCCACTCGTTGAGCGTCAGAAACTGGGCCTGCAGCGGTGCAATTTCGTTGCGGCCAAACACCTTAGCCGCGGTGTCCGCCGCACCGAAGCCGCCCGTGTTACTCGGTACGATGCCAAGTAGCTGCGGTGGCACGCGATGCGCCGCGAGCAAATCATCGCGCGTGACGTTCTTGATGTTGAAGAACTCGTCTTTGGCCGCGACTTCCGACACAGGTATGAGCTGGATGCCATCCTTCTTGCCCTGCGGCGCGTAGTAGAACAGATTGCGGAAGTTGCCCGGCCCCTTCGCGCTCTTCAGCGCCGCGCGCAAGTCGTCGATGTCCTCCTGCCTTTGCGCCGGATCGGTGACGTACAAAATGAACCCGGCGTGACTGCCGTTCTCGTAGTAGCGACGCCGGAACAGCGTCGACGACTCGTTCAGCCATGCGGCATGCAGCGCACCGAGGTATTCGGGCAGGCCGTACACTTCCTGATTCACGTCCGGCTCGATCAGGTGATGAATCGAGCCCTGCTCGAACTCGTGCATGGCTTTCCACCCGTCAGTTTGCACGTACCGCTTCAAATCCTCTCGCCGGCGCACGTATTTGGCCGGCACCGCCTCGAATTTCACCGTGCCGCCGAGCCGGCTTCTCTGCCGCTCGACGTAGCCATTGCCGAACATCAGGAAGTCGAGCGCCCATCGGCGAAACGTGTCGCGCGACAGCAGCTTGTGCGGAATGAACGTCGAGGCCAGCACGTTGCGTTTGAAGTAAAGCGCCGAGGCGTGGTGCGTGCCGGCCCGAAACGACTTCGCCAGCCCCGCCCAGCTCACCGGCGGCTCGTACCATCCGTTGACCGTCACCAGATCGGCGTAGTCGAGGATCTCGGTCCGGTTCAACACCGGCACCGGCTCCCCGAACGTGAATGCCGTCGCCTTCGCCGCACTCGATACGGTCGAGGCCTTCTCGCTCGCGAGCTGCGGGCGCGCCTTATTTGCCTTCATGCGGAAATCTCCATAAATCCGGAATTGCGGGCCGCCATGCCTTCCAGCGGCTCGTTCGATATCGCGTGCAGGACGGCCCACGCAAGGTCAGCGTGGCCGGTTGCCTCGCTTCTGCCCGCCTCGTAGGTCACCTGCCGGCCGCTCGCCGTCATCGTCTTGCGGATCGCCATGAACGACTGCGCCATGTCGGTCCACCCGGCGTCGAACTGCAGCCGCGCGTTGCCGACGACCGACAGGCCTTTGAGCACGAGCCGGCCTTTCACTTCGGGCGAATAGTTGAACGCGACGACGCGCGGATAGAACTGGCGGACGAGCTGATACACGCCCTGCCCGATCCCTGTCGTGTCGATCGCCATGTACGTGACGTTGTACCGCTGCGCGATCTGCTCGATGCTGCGCGCCTGCGCCTCGAAGTCCATGCCGCGCCATTGATGCTTCTCGAGCACGCGAAAGCGCCCGCCGGCAACCACCGGCGGCGCCACAACCACGCACCCGGCCGAATCGCCCGACAGCGCCGGGTCATAGCCCACCCACACCGGCATGTAGCCGAACGGCCGCACGGCCAGCGGCTTGAAGTCGGTCCACTCCTCCCACGAGTCGACCATGCAGCGTTGTAGGTCCGCGAGTCTGAAAATCGACGCCGTGTCGTCGATGAACTGGCACATGAGCAGGTTCGCGTATTCCTCGGCGCCGTACTCCTCGCGCAGCTCGGCAAGGTCGAACAGCGTGCAGCCGGCGGCCGCTGCATCCTCGACCGTGACGATCTGGCGCCACTGCCGATCCTCACAGAGCCGGCCGCTGGCGAGCGCCTTGTGCGACAGGTCAAGGTGGATGTGGTCGGACTTCGCACGCCCCTTGTTGCGGTGCTCGCCGCTCCAAAACGGGTAGGCCTCGTGCCCGATGCTCGACGGCGTCGAGAAGTACGTCTTGCGCCACTGCTTGTGCATCGCCATGCCGGAGGCGACCTTGTTCAGCTCGCGAAAGCGCGGCACCCAGAAGTACTCGTCGAAATAGAAGTTGCCGTGATAGCTCTGCGCGGTGCGCGCGTTCGTGCCGAGGAAATACAGAATCGCCTCGTTCGGGAGCACGATTGGATCGCCCGTCAAGTCGACGTCGGCCGCCTCGCGCGCGAACTGCGTGATGTACTGGCGAAAGACGTGCGCCTGCGCCTTACTGGCCGAGAGGAATATCTGATTGCGCCCGGTCTCGAGCGCGTCGGCCAGCGCCTCGCGTGCGAAATACCACGTCGCGCCGATCTGTCGTGACTTCAGGATGTTGCGTGTGCGGTGATGGCCGTTGCGGAGCCACACCTTCTGATAGTCGAAGAGCGACTCGCGAAACGCCTCGAGCACCCTCGCCTGCTGCTCCTCGCTAAATTCGTTGCGAATGGGCTTTTTCTTTGGTGCGGCGTTGCGCGCCTCGATGTTGGGATTCAGGGCCGCTTCCTTGCCCGTCTCGCCGTACTTCTTCACGCGCGCGCATCGCTCCAACTGCCGCCCCAGCAGGTCGATTTCCTTGAAGTCGGCGCCGTCCTTCTTGTCCTTGGCGATGAGCGTGTTCAAGCGCGTCTCGAGCGTGAACTCGACGCGATCGATCGGACTCGTCTTATCCCACCCGTCGCGCTGTTTCCACGATTCGACCGTCGCGCGTTTGAGCGCCAAATGCCGGGCGATCGAAGACACACGCCAGCCCTGCCAGTACAGCGCGCGTGCAGTTTTGCGTGGATCGACTTCGACAGGGGAAGAAGGAACGGTTTGAAGCATGGCGCAAGCGTAGCGGCCACGCTCGCGCGCGCGCAGCACGGGCCTCTGTCCCGAACGCGGACACACTTGCCGCTCGTTGAGCCCCCATCGGCAAACCGCGAACATGAGCAGCACGCCCATCACCCCTATTTGTCGGAGAACTCACGATGCCCAACACCGAGAATCACGCGAGCAAATCCAAGTGGTTCCGCGTCGCGGTCGAAGGTGCCACGACGGACGGCCGCGCCATTGCACGCGACTGGATCGCCCAGATGGCAAAGAACTACAGCCCGGCCAAGTACGGCGCCCGCGTGAATCTCGAGCATATTCGCGGCGTTCTGCCTGACGGCCCCTTCAACGCCTACGGGGACGTGCTCGCCCTCGAAGCGCGAGACGAGACGGGTGAATTCGCCGGAAAGCTCGGGCTCTACGCACAAATCGCCCCGACCCCGGCGCTCGTCGCGATGACCAAGGCCAAGCAGAAGATCTACACGTCGATGGAAGTCGATCCATCGTTTGCCGACAGCAAGCAGGCATATCTGGTCGGTCTCGCCGTCACCGACAGTCCCGCGAGCCTCGGCACCGACGTGCTCTCGTTCGCAGCCGGCGCCGGCGAGAAGAACCCGTTCATCGCCCGCAAGCAGTCGCCGCAGAACCTGTTTTCCGAAGCCATCGAAACAGCGATCGAATTCGATGCGGCCGCGCCCACGTCAGCGAGTGCGGCGTCGGTCTTCGCCAAGGTCGTCGAAATCCTCGGCGTCGTGAAAAACAAGAGCAGCAAGGACGACACGCGTTTCGCCGACCTGACGCAGGCCGTCGAAACGCTCGCGACGCACGGGCGCGAGCAGGCCGAGCGGGTCGCGGCCTTCGCCACCCAGGTGGAAGCACTCGACGCCGCGCTGCAGACAGAAAAGGCGGCCCGCGTAGCGGCCGACCAAGCCTTCGCCGACCTAACAGCCAAGCTCGCGCAGGAACCCGGCCAGCCCCAGAGGCCCACGGCCACCGGAGCGAACGGCGTCGTGATCACTGACTGCTGAGCGTCCCACCCCTCAACGTTTCGGAGACTCACCCCATGCGTAAAGAAACCCGGATCGCGTTCAATGCCTACATGGCTGCGATCACCCAGCTCAACGGCGTTCCGAACTCGGCCGAGAAGTTCGCGGTCGATCCGAGCGTGCAGCAAAAGCTTGAAACCAGGCTCCAGCAGTCGAGCGCGTTCCTCGGCAAGATCAACATCATCGGTGTCACCGAGCAACAGGGGCAAAAGCTCGGCCTCGGCGTCGGTGCACCGATCGCGAGCACGACCGATACGAGCAAGGGCGAGCGACAGACGGCCGATGTGACGGACCTCGATCCGAACGGTTATATCTGCACGCAGACCAATTTCGACACGCACCTGTCTTACGCCAAGCTCGACGCGTGGGCGAAGTTCCAAGACTTCCAGGCGCGCGTGCGCGATGCAATCGTGCAGCGTCAAGCGCTCGATCGCATCTGCATCGGCTTTAACGGCACGTCGCGCGCGGCCACGTCCGACCGCGCGCAAAATCCGCTGCTGCAAGACGTCAACAAGGGCTGGATGCAGAAGTACCGCGAGCAGGCGCCGCAACGCGTGCTGCACGAAGACGAGAAGGGTTCCGGCAAGGTGCGCGTCGGCACGACAACCGATTACAAGACACTCGACGCGCTGGTGTATGACACCCTGTCGAGTCTGGTGGAGCCGTGGTATCAGGACGATACGCAACTCGTCGTGGTCTGCGGCCGCGGTCTGCTGCACGACAAGTACTTCCCTATCCTCAACACGCAGCAGCCGCCCACCGAGCAGGCCGCCGCCGACATGATCATCAGCCAGAAGCGTATCGGCGGCCTGCCGGCCGTGTCGGCGCCGTTCTTCCCGAGCAATGCGCTGATGATCCAGCGGCTCGACCACCTGTCGATCTACTGGCAAGAGGGCGGCCGCCGGCGCGCGATCGTCGACAACCCGAAGCGCGACCGCATTGAGAACTATGAGTCGTCGAACGACGCGTATGTCGTCGAGGACTTTGGCTCGGGATGCGTCATCGAAAACATTGAGCTCGTCGAAGAAAAGAAGGCTTGACCATGACGAGCCCCGCCAAACGCCACTTTGAGCGCGTCATGGCCGCTCGTGCGTCGGCCGCGGCAGCGCCAGGCGAGACGCTTGCCGGCGCAAGCCACTACGACCTGATGCTCGCCAAGCTCGCGACCGACAAGCGGCGACTGAAGTCGCTCCAGTCCGTCGCACGCAAGGTCGAGGTGAAGCGCGAAGTGCTGCCGGAATATGCGGCGTACGTCGCGGGCGCGCTCGAAGGCGGACGCGGCGCACAGGACGATGTTCTGATGACCGTCATGATCTGGCGCATCGACGCAGGCGACTACGCGGGCGCGCTTGAGATCGCCCGCTACGCGCTGCGGCATCGGCTCACGTTGCCCGATCAGTACGAGCGGTCGACAGCAGCCGCACTCGCCGAGGAGTTCGCCGACGCGGCACTGGCCGCGCTGCGCGACGGCGGCACGTTCGAACTCGCTCAGCTCGTCGAAATCGAGCAGTTGACCGCGGACGCCGATATGCACGATCAGATTCGCGCGAAGTTGCACAAGGCGATTGCGCTCGCATGCGCACCGGCAACAGCGCTAGCGGGCGAAATGCCCCACGTCGCTGATCGCGGCCGCGCTCAATTCGCAGTCGACCACCTGCGCCGTGCGCTGCAGCTCGACGCGCGCTGCGGCGTCAAACAAACCATCGCTCGACTCGAAGCTGCGTTGAGCGATGCGGCCGGCGAGGAGCCCGGCCGCACGTGAAGAGCCCCTACCGGCATGGCGGCACCGGTGCTCAATCCCCAGCCTGACGGCAACGGGTCTTGAGCGCCGGTCCACCGCCACCCATCCGCCCTTCTTCAAAGCCACCGCTATGAGCAGCTTTATCGCGATCGCCGAACCGAACACGCCCGCCGCTCCGGTCAACGCCGCGACGCTAGCAAACGATGGTTGGTTTCCCGACATCGACCTCAACGAGCTGCGCGAAGCAATGCGGCTCGA